CGATCTCCCCAAGGGCCGCATCCTCATCACGGCCATCGATAAGACCTACTACGAGTTCCTCGACAAGATGCCCGATGGCACGATGATTGTCATCCACGACCCTACAGAGGTTTCTGGCAAGGGGAAGGAGCCCGTTCTGAAGGCGCTGGCGCGCTTCAAGGTCATCACCATCCGCGAATCCGTCAAGAAGTTCTTGAAAGACCAGTTCGGAATCAAGAGCAAGTTCGTCGTCCATCCCTTCTACGAATATCCGTTCACCAAGACAAAGGCACCTGGTGGCGCCGTCAGTATCTCTCGCATCGACTTCGACAAGCACACCGACATTATCTTGAAGGCGAACAAGCAGCTCAAGGACCCTATCGATATTTACGGGGCCATCAATCGCCAATACGTCTTTTTCAAGCTGAATGATCTGGGCTTCAAGCGCTTCTACAAAGGACCCTTTGAAAAGAGTTTCGAGGATCTCGACGACATTCTCGCCGATGCGAAATATGTCGTAGATATGAGTGTAATCAAGAATGATGGGGGTGGTTCACAGTACACTTTTTTGGAGGCCATGTACCAGGGCTGCGCCCTCGTCATCAATGCGAAATGGGTCGAGGGGTCCAAGACAGAGTTCGAAGATGGGAAAAACTGTTTTGTTGTGGCGGGTGAAGAAGAGCTTGTGAGCCTGATGAACAAGGACCCAAGCACTGCTCGTGTGATAAAAGGGGGCAAGGAGCTGTTGAAGCCCCATATTGAGGTGAACTGGCCGAAGGAACTGGCTCGCTTGTAAGCGACTACAAGGCATACTTCAGGCCGCCCATACCCGAAACAATCTCTAAGAAGTTTATATTCTCTACATATATGTCCACGTCATATAGGTAGGTGGTATTTACCGGGAGTGGCCAGAAATCGACATCGACCTGAAAGTTCCGAATACGGCTTGCATTCAGCGACCCTGAAGGCTGCGTCGAAGAGGTATTCAGTTGAAATGAATAAATGGGAAGACCCGCTTGCCCAATCCCTTTGACATACTTGTACGGGGAATATGTTGTAAAAAAGTCGACATTCTTCGTCTCCTGGATTTCATTGCCATCACAGAGAATATGGATGCTCCGAATCATTTCCTGCTGCATTCCTGGTAGCAGTTGGCCCGAATAGTTCACTCCAACTACACCTGGGGTAACAGTAAATGGATAGTTTGGAAAGGTGTACCAGTTCGTGAAGTTCGCAAAATCATTGCGATAGGCCTGGTCAGAACGCCGCTGAATAAAAATCATCCGTGTAAGAGGATTATGGGGCTGTAAATCAAGCACAGCCCGCGTCGTTTGCGCATGATTTGGAAAGGCGGTGACTTGCGGTAAAATATATGAAAGAGGTCTCGTGGCAAAAATAACCTGCTCCTCTCTCGGAAGGTAGATGAAGTTCGCCTGGAGTCTCGGATAAAAGCTCTGCCAGGTATCCAAGCTCGGAACTGTATATCCGATATCCGTAAGAAAATAGCGGATGTTGCCAGAAATATCCGGCGCTGAACTATAGGACGGCGTATTATTCAAAGGAGTTGCCATAGGCTGTGGAATCTGCCATTCAGGATTTACACGATGACCATAGTTGTCAAGAATCGTATAAAGCTGTGAAATGGGATTCAGCGTGATTTTCACCTCACACTCATGATATTGTAGGCCAATGAGGGGCAGGGCCTTCGATATCGTCTCAGAAAACCAAAAGGAAAGTGGAACATGAATGTCGCGGCCAAAAATCGAAGGGCGATTCGTCTGCGCCCCCGCAGCCGCCGCATTTTTCACAACATTTGGATAACCGGAATAAATGTTTGTCACGGGACTGTAGGAAGCATACTCGCTCGTCGAGGGAGATATCATCGCTTCAGTGTCTCCCACGAGAATGCGCCATTTATTAAAAGCATCTTGGTCATTGTCTAGAAGCGCCCGTCCCAACATATACGACCCATCAAACTCCTGAATTTTCTGGCCTCCAATAGAAAAACTTACCTTGTTTATAATCGCCAGCCCCAGATAGCGCACCCATTGAAATTCATATTGCGGCACACGGTATATGGGATTATTGTTTGCGTCGACCCCTATTTTCCTCGAGTTCGGAGGAACATATTTACTGTAAATATCGGGCACATGGAAGGAAAAAATCAGGTCAGACATCAGGTCACCGTAGCGAGGAATCTTTGCCCGGAGGTCTACTGTCGTATCAAATCCAGGCTCGTTCGGTCCCTCGAGCGCAATCGTAATATTCTCCATTGCAAAGTGCGAATATCTCTTGAACGCCTTATAAAAGTATGTCATTTGCGGATTACCGCTTAAAATGACATTCTGCGTTCCATACGCAACGAGAGCATATAATCCTCCTCCTGCCATGGGCAAATCCTTACTGGAATATAAGAGATTATATGTTTAGACCTGGTGCGGGTTCTTAACTTTCGCAAGGCATGACGCAACTATTTTATTTGCCCTCTTTGAGAGTAATTAAAATAGTATTCTACAGTTTAAGCGCCTACATTTGCTGATGCGCCCACCAGTCATCTGCCAAGTAGGGAGGACGCTGCATTGTTTTAATATTCGTTTTAGTTGACGGTCCCTTATTCATTATATTCTGAATCTCAGTTACAGATAGGGCGTACCGGGTATAGACAAGATTTGACAGATTTCCAGAGAAACTGCCAGCTAGGCGGAGAGTGTCGCCACCCAGTACTCCAGGTGCACGCGTACCCGATAGGCTATCCGAAATAACATTCGAAAACAGCGTAATATCCTGGAAGTTTTGATAAGGGAGTGTGCCCGTAAACGGAATCCTATTTGCAAGCTCTCCATTGATAAAGATGTCAAGCCCATTGTTGTAGCAGTTTAGAACAACATGTACCCATTTCTGAAGGGGAAAGTTTTTTACATCGGCGTGAGTGTATGGGTTTTTATAGGTATTCATTACGATTCTCATAGTATTATTCGTCCCGTTCATGAAAACGCCAGGGCCCATAAGAGGCCAGGGGAAGGCAAATCCTTTGTGGAAGACGTGCTTGTATTTATCCTCACTATCAGGTGTGAATGTCGCGGGCAGAACATAAATATAAAATGAATACGCGAATTCAATGCCAGTCCGCTCATTTACAGAGAATCCAATCGGCTTTGCATTCTCATACTTTGAAGCATCCTGGTGAATGGTTATGCTTGAATCTTGCGAGTCTGCCGTGTAGTCTAGGAGTGTTTGATAGCGGCTTCTTGCCTCATACATGCTTTTGTAGATAACTTCGCCAGTCAGGGATACAATAAAGATTAGTGCGACAAGAGCAAGGCCGCTTATAACCTCACCGGAAGAATCTTTGCCCGTCGGGTTTCCATATTGGCCCGCATAACTCATCCCTACTATCGTATCTATGGGAATAAAAGTTTACCGGGTTCTTAACTTTCGCACATGACGCTATTAACTTAGTTTGGCACCCTTAAAAAGAGATGTTATCCAAGAAAACACATCTAAGCTCGTTCCACTCGGCCCCGAAAGATAGGTTCTATAGATTTCATCGGGATTCATACTGTAACTTCCCACACTTGTATTTCCAATGTAGCCGTCGAATCCACCTCTGTCAACAATATTCAGCTTCACATCCGCTGTAGGATCCACTTTAAAGTAGGACGGGGTCACGCAAGAACGGCTCAGTTTTCCATCAATGTACACATCAATCATCTTACCCGAAAGAACAACAGTCACCATTGTCCAGCGCTGGAGATCTATTTCGGGAATGTCGCACTGGAGGGGCGTCCCATTCAGAAGCGAATCATCCGATGCCATCGGCAGGAACATTCCATCTAGTGCGCTCGTACTAAGTGTTCCAGGCTTATCTCCTGACTTACCTGTTGTAGTACTTACTATTGTGTTTTGGATCTTGGAGCCGATCATTCCAGATCCTGTACTGGGATTCGAGCCCATACTGGCTCCAGAAGCCATACTGGGTCCAGAACCCATACTGGGTCTAGAACCTGATCCAGAACCACTCTGGAACCCGTCCTTCGCATTCGCCATAACAGATTTCACCCGACTCACAATCGCACCCGTATAATCGCTCAAGGGATTTTCGAAACCCTCCGTAGGGTCCGTGTACTGTGTCCGCACAATAAGCGAGTTCTTAAATGACCCTATAGCAATAAGCAGCGTAGAAAAGTGCGCACCCTTAATCTCTAAAACATGCTTACGCTTATTGTTCGTGTTCAAACTGTTCAAGTATATCCATGTATTCACCGAATAGTCACCGCCCTCATACGGTTTCGGAAACGTG